CGTGCCATAGGCATCGACGCCATAGGCACCGATGCCATAGCCGCTCTGGCTGGCGAGCGGCGGGGTCGGCTGGAAGTCCGCCGGCGTGATATCGGTGATGGTCGAGCTTTCCAGGATGCGCAGCCGGCTGTCGCTGCCGAGCGCCATGCGGAAGATGTCCTGCAGGTCGCGCCAGGCGGAGATGCGGCGCACCGGATCGGGCAGCGGCACCGCGGTGATGCGCTGCCAGCCGCCGACCGGCAGCAGATGGTCGCCGCGCCAGCGGATCAGGTTCGCATCCCAGTAGCGGTCGCGCGCCCGCGATGGCGTCGCGGCGCGCACCACGCCGGGCGGAAGCTTGATCGGCTGCATCGGCATCGTGGCACCTCTGGAGACGCTATCCAGACGACGCTGCCGCGATGCAAGGGTTTGGTGATGGATCGAAGCTGCGTGATCCAGATGCGCCGGCGATTACGCCTTCCGGCCTGCCGCTCCACGCAGGCGATCGAGCACGGCCCGGATCGGTGCCGTCAGGCGCCATGACGTGGAACTCCGCAACAGGCCGACCTCGTGCCGGAGCGTTGCGTTCTCCGCCCGCAGCGTCTCCGCGATGGAGGGACGCTTCGGTGCGCCGGCGGGGCGCTTGATGCCAACCAGCGTGGACCCGGCGCCGATCAGCATCTGGGTCTCCTGCGGCAGGCCGGTGCAGTACGGCTCTTCCAACTGCTGTTGCGAGGGCGGGTGGGCCAGCAGCCGGCCGATGGTGACCTGGTCGAACGCGGCCGCATCCTGCGGGGAGAGGCCTGCGCGCCACATCGCCAATGTCCAGTAGATCGAATGTATGGCGGTCTGGTTGTTTTTGACGGAGAGCGAGACGATGTCGCACGCGTCTTCGAACAGGCTGCGGTTTCCCTGGGGCGTGGCGTTGAAATAGTGATGCGGGAAACCATGCACCGATTGCAGAAAGGGATAGTCGATCATGACCGTGCCGCCCGGCTTCAGGACGCGGCAGATTTCCGCGGCGACGTCCCAGGGGCGGCGGGTATGTTCGAGAACGGCAAAGGCGAATACGTAGTCGAATTGCTCATCCTCGAATGGAAGATTCTCCCCCACGCAAACGATGTCCGTGGTGTGCGAGGGGTATATTTCGGTATTGACGACGTTCGGGAAATAGAATTGCCGCACACCGGCGCCGACATCGAGAAAGAGCTTGCCCGGGTTAGACCCTATGGTCTCGATGAGATCGGCGCCGTACTCGTTCGATGACACCGGCGGTGCGTCGGGGATATCGAATTCCGCGGTCACTTCGGGCGACAGGAAGCTTGGCGCCTCGCCCCGCGCCGAGACGGTCGGTCGAACACGGAACCGCAGATTGTCGATCTTGCGCTGCCGGATATCCGCTATCGCGGCCGCATTGATGAGCTGAACCCGCCCTTCCTGCTGGCCGTGCCGGACAAAATGATCGCGGGCCCGCATCCCGGCGCGGGCGACATCGGGGTTCGCCCGCAGGTAGCCCGCCTCGTCCACGTCATCGACGGAGGCGGGAGTTTGGATGGCCCGCACGGCGGTCGCGGTATCGTCAGGCATGGGCAGCGCAATTCCCTCTGGGTCGAAGTCCGACCGTGGGGAATGCAACCCTTGCCGGCAAGGGCACGGCAATGACATCGCGCCGCGCAGGAGAGCCGGTTTGCGAACCGGCTCCGGGCGCTGTCACCAGCCGCAGAGGCGCCGGCCTGTCTCGTCATGGGCCAGGATCGCCGCGGCGGTCTCCCGCGTCAGGCTGTCCTGCCGGCTGACCAGGATCGGCCGCCATGGTCCGCAGGCGTCAATCCCGGGACCAGTCGCGGCGCAGCCGCTCGCCAGGATCAGGATCACGGGCCACATCGCGGTCCACCGCATCGCGTATCCTCCGGTTGTCGATATCGCCGCGCAGCGCGTCCTGCGCCGCCCGCTGTTCCGCCGCGCGGCGCCCGGCCAGCCAGGCCCATCCGAGCGCGCCGATCGCCGCGCCGAACGCCATCAGGATCCGCCCGCCCCGGGTGCCGGCGAACCAGCCCCATGCCGCCAGCAGCGCGCTCATGCCGCGGCCCGCTGGCGCTGCAGGATCACCGCGAGCGCGACGGCGCCGACCGCCAGCACAGCGGCGACGCCGACCCATTGCGGCACGGCGCCGAGCGCGGAGAGCGCCGGTGCGGCGGTGGCCGCGACGGTCGCATAGCCGGCGAAGCGCGCCTGCAGCGCGGCCTCGTTCGGCGGCGCCTGCGGCGCCACGGTATTGCCGGCGACGAAATCGCCCCGCACCCAGAGCCCGGCTTCCGCGGCGCGGCGATTGGCCAGCCCCGCGACGACCCGGCCGCCGGCCTTGTTCCATTTCGCGAGCTCGGCCGGCACCGCCGCGTAGTCGCCCGCGTTCAGGCGGCGCAGCAAAGTGGAGGTCCCGAAGCCATGGGCACCGACATTGAAGGCGAAGCTGGTCAGCGCGCCGAACTGGTTGTCGTTCAGGGGCACGCGGACCAGGCGTTCCACCGTCGCCTCGAACCGTTCGAGATCGGCGCGCAGCATTGCCTCGGCCTCGGCGGCGGTGATGCGCTGGCCGGGCCGCACGCCGCGGGTCGCGCCATAGCCGATCGTCAGCACGCCGGCGACGTCGCGATAGGCGTCCAGCCGCAGGCCTTCCCATTGCTTGATCAGCGCCAGCGTGGCGTCGTTCACCTGTCGGGTCATCATCGCGTCTCCCGTATCCGGCGCGCGCGACCAGCGTCGCGGGCCGATGCTGGTTGGGGGGGCGTCACGCCTCGGCGTCCGGATCCGGTGTTGCCATCCAGATCGCGGCGGTCGACAGGATGCCGACGGCGGTGATCGCGGACATGCCTTCGGTCGTCGCCACCTCGACCTGGCCTTCGTCATTGATCCAGGCGATGCAGGCGAGGCGGGCACCCGCTTCGCCCGCCCGCTCGGCGATGGCGACGAGCGGGTTCTGTGCCATCGCGGGTCTGCGCCGCGCCGTCATCCGCGCAGCTTCACGAGCCAGGCCAGCGCCGCGCCGGCGGCGGAGGCGGCGGCGATCAGCAGCAGGATGGCGCGCCCGCCGCCGCGCGCCTGGTTCAGCAGCCGCGTGAGTTCGGTGACGGAGGCCTTCAGCGCCGCCATGTCCTGGCGCAGATGCTGCACCTCGGCTTCCAGCGCGCCGAAGGCGCGGGCATCGACGGGTGGGGTCATGGCCACAGGCTCCAGGCTTCGGTGAAGGCTTGGTCGATCTCGGCCGGCGACAGGCCGAGCGCGGCGCCGAGCTGGTCGATCAGCGGGTTCGCGCGCTCGAACAGCGTCGCGTATTGCCAGTCCACCTGCGCCATGGCGCGCCGCGGCTCCGGCAGCCCGCCGATCGCGGCGTCGACCGCGGCCAGCGGGATGCCGCGCGAGAGCAGCCACAGCCGGAGCTGGCGCGCCGTGAGCGTCGGCGGCGGCACAGGAAAGGCGATCGGTGGCGCCTCCGGCGGCAGGTCCACGCCCTCGGCCTCGGCGGCGACCGCGGGGAACAGCGGATCGCCCGGCAGCACCTGGTAGGGATGGCCGCCCAGTGTGACGACGAAACTGCCGTCGTCGCGCCGGTGCTCCAGCGTCCAGGCCGGGGGTGCCTCGGTCCCGCTCATGCGATCCTCCACACGACGGCGTTCAGCATGTTGCCCCCGCTCGGGGCGGCCACCACCTGGGTCCCGCCGGCATTCACGGATGCGTTGAAGCCCCCGACAGTGAGGGACGGCGTGAGCAGGATGACCCACCAGGCCCATGTGCCGCCGGCCGGAAGCGTGAGGGCGGCATTGGCGCCCGGCACGATGGAAACCCACTGCCCCGCAACGCCGGCGGCAGTGGGCATGGCTGGCGCCCCCAATGTGGCGCGCGCAGCTGGGGCGCTGGTGTCATCGACCAGGGTCAGGCCGAAAGAGGAGATGGCGGTGGAGGCCAGGGCACCGAGCGTCGACCGGGCCGCGGCGGCGCTGCCATCATCCAGGAGCGTCAGCGCGAAGGCCGACACCAGGGAGGCCAGCAGCCGTGTATTCGCAGTGGCATGCGCGGCCGCCGCCGCAGCCGCGGCGTTCTGCACCGCGGCATCGAGGATATCCGCATTGCCGTTGAGCATCACATCCCAGGCGTCGTCATCGCCGCCGGGGGCGGGCTTGATGAGGCCGAGATTGGGGGTCGTCGTGGCCATGGCGGGCACCTCCGCCACCGCTATCCAGAGGCGGGTTGGCCACGGCAACCAAAAACCACCGAGGGTGGCGCTACGCCTTTCGCACTTCCAGGAACAGGCCGGCGCGCGCGCGGCAGATCTGGCGCAGGAGCGCGGCGGGGACCAGGCGCGCACGGGCGCCGAGCCGCTTGCGCATGTAGTCCAGGGACAGGTCCCGGACGGGCGCGCCGAACCTCCGCTCCATCAGCGCGATCAGTTCGTGCCCACGGTGATAGAAAATGTCGACCTGCATGTTGCGCTGCGCGCTGCCGACCCACTGGGCGCGGCTTTGGCCGCTGTGGCGGCTCGCTCCAAAGCCTAGTGAGTGCATTAGGCTCAGGAAATGGCGCTGGGAGCGGTTCGAGAGTCGATGAGGGAAGTAGAGGCCAATGTGCGGTTCGAACCAAGTCTCATGGACCGGCAGCGTCGCATAAAAGGTGCCACCGGGTCTTAGCATGCGGTGAATGTCGTCAAGGATAATTGCCGGTCGCTGGACATGTTCCAGCACCTGATTAGCCATGATGGCACCGAACGCGCCGCCATTGAATGGCGCCGCGCCCGACGAAATGGGCTGCACACGATCGATCGCATCGGTGGCGATTGCGGTTCGCCATTCCGCCCAGACGCCGCCGAAAGTATCGACGCCCCACATGTCTTGGCCACGCTGAACACCAAGCGCTACGGCTTCGCCGCGCCCGCAACCATAGTCGAGCACCGACTCGCTCGGGTGTGCCGCCGCTGCCAAATCCAGGAGATAGGTGTGATTGAATGAAGCCATGCCCTGCGGGCCTAGCTCACCACATGAAGGATGTAAATGCTAAGCGGCCAACTTCATGATGAACGCGAGAGCGAAGTAAGACGGTATCGTCGGTACGGTGACGCTGTGGGCGTGGTTGCCATCAGCAGCGACACCGTGCGCATGTACCTGGCCACCACCGCGGAAGTCCGTGGCAATGTTGTGCACATGAACGCCGCCCGCTTCGGTGCTCAGGGTAGTCGTAGCCCAATTATAGGCTGAGCCGCCTTGTAGGATAGATGCGCCGACTGGACCAACCGCATTGGGAACGTTGTGCGCGTGATAACCCTGCGCATCCGTGCTCCCCCCATGCTGGTGCGGCGGCATCTGCGCTTCACTGATCGCGGTGCCCGCCGTGGCACCGCCATGCGCATGGGCGCCGGCGGCGCTGGTCCCGACCGTCTGGCTGTCGGCGCCGCCCGTCGTGCCCACGCCCCGGGTCGGCCCGGCCGCCACGACGAACTTGTCCCGCAGGTTCGGCGTGCCGTTGCTGCCGTTGCAGAGCGCCCAGCCCGCCGGCACCGCATTTTCCGCCCCGCTCCACATCGCGATCAGCCCGGCGGGGACCGCGACGGCCTCCAGCGCTTCCACCCGGTCCTGCAGATCCGCGACATCCGCCTGCGTCTCCTGTGCGAACTGGTCGAGCAGGTCCATGTCGCCGTTGAGCTTGTTGCCCCAGGTGTTGATGCTCTGGTTGATCTCCGGCTTCGTGAGATTGAGCGTCGGGGTGAAGGCGTCTGCCATGGCTCAGATCTCCGGGGGCTGCCGCGGCTGCCAGACCGGCGCGCCAGGCATGGGGATGGGCTGCCAGGGGCCGCTGCCGCCGGGCGCGACGGGGTTCCAGATGGCGTCCGCGGGCGCGTCGTCCGGCCGGTCCCACAGCAACCGCAGGCGGCCGCGCAGCGCGGATGCCGCACCGGCCTGACCGAAGCCGCCGCGCATCGGGAAGGCGCCACCGGCCGTATCGCTGAACGCGACCAGCCAAGCACCGCGGCTGCCATCGCGACGGATGCCGCCGGCCGCGCCGCTGGCCGCCGCCAGCGCGCCACCAGCGGCCTTCGGGTTGAGCATGCCGCCCATGGTCGCGGAGGCCGCCGCGGCCCGGCCCATGCCCCGCCGCGACCGCAGCACGCCACCGCCCGCGGCGCCATCGGCCGGCGCGCGCGCGCCGGCGCGGTCGATGCGCCAGCTGCCGAATGCCGCGAAGCCGAACGGCCCGGCGCCGAAGGGGCGGGTGCTGCCGGTGATGGGCATCAGTCGAGCGCCACCTGCAGCGCCGCCGGTTCGAACCGGATCGCGTCGCCGTAATCGACCGCCTTCGGCATCGGCGTGACAAAGCCGGATGCCGGGTCGGTGAGCTGCGCATAGGCCAGCATGTTGCCGCCGGTCGCCGCATCGAACAGGGCGAACCAGGTGACCGTTCCCCAACCGCCGGCACCGGCGACCGGGAACAGCACCGTCACGGCATTGCTCGCGATCCAGCGGCCCGAGCCGGCATCGAGGATGAAGGACATGGCAACCGGACACCGCGCATAGCCGGCGCCGGAAACCTCCGTGCCGCCGCCGGTCTCCCCGGGCGCCGTGGTGAACAGGCTGGCATGGATCCCCGCCGGCTGCGCGAAGGCCGCGCCGCCGAAGGTATGCCGGATCAGCTTCTCCTCCAGGTAGTTCGTGAAGCCGGGCATCAGCGGAATCCCCTGTGCACCCGCCGCAGCGGGCCGCCGCTGAACCGCGCGGCCTCCGACGCTGCATTGCGGTTGTTGACACGATCGGTGTAGAGGCCGGCCCAGACCGCCAGGCGCTCGTCGTTCTTCAGATAGGGCTCCGCCTGCGCGAGGCTGCCATAGAGGTAGATGGCGCTGTCCTCGCGTAGCAGCCAGTTGCCGGGCGCCTCCGCGCCCAGCCGCGGCAGTCGCTGGACATAGACCATCTCCACCGTCACCGGCTGCGCCGGCATCGGGAAGAACTCGATCACCGTGCCGGCGATGGCGAAGCACTGCGGCATGCCGGCCTCCGCCCAGTATTCCGGCGCCGGCGCGTCGGATGGCGGCCGGCGGCCGCGCAGCGCCTGGATGTGGTCCAGCGTGACCAGGCTCAGCGGCCGGTGCCGCCCCTTGGGCGTCAGCCGCACCGCTTCGAGCCAATCCTCCGGCAATGCCACCGGCTGGTCGGTGATCAGCGCGTCGACATGGCGATGCATGCGCCGGTCCCGCAGCCGGGTGTTGATGTCGTCCTCCGCCAGCCGGATGAAATCCGGGATCCGCGCGGTGAGGTCGCGGCGGTTCAGCCAGGACGCGATGCTTTCCTGCAGCTCGGCATAGTCCGACAGTGCCATCAGACGCGCCCCTGCCACACGCGGAAGCCGGCATTGGCGCCGTCATTCAGCCAGCGCCGCCAGGCCGCGCGGTCGTTCATCCAGCCTTCGCGCATCGCGCGGTCGATCACGGTCAGCGGCACCCGCGCCGCCAAGCGGAAATCGCGTCCGCGCTGATCGGCTTCGGTATCGCGCCGGTTGGCCGCGAGGATGCCGTCGCAATCCTGCCGGGTGACGAAATGCATGGCGCCGCCCTGGCGGCTTTCCGTCTCCGCCGGATTCCAGACCAGCGTGCGCAGGATGCCGCCATGCCGGTCATAGATGTGCTGCCGCGTCGCCATGCTGTCCCCCGCTTCCGGAATGGGCGGCGGCGGGCGCCGCGCGCGCCCGCCGCCCTTGCGCCGTCACGGCTCCTCGGCGGCCGAGGGTGCGATATCGGCGATCTTGAAATGCGCGGCTTCGTTGGAGACCTCGAGCCCGTACTCGCTGACCAGCATCTTGGTCTCGGCATCGCCGATCTTCGCGATGTCATCGGTCTTCAGCCGCCGGTAATAGGCGACCTTCGCGTATTCCGGATCGATGCCGAACACGGTGCGCGGCCGCTGCCAGCGCGACGGCACCGCCTTCAGCTCCCCGAAATCGGACAGGTAGAAATCCGCCGCGGCCACGATCTCATCCGCGTCGATCTTCACCCGGCTGTTCTGGCGCCCGGCGAAGCCGCTGAACTTGCGCTTCGCGTAGGGGCCCATCATCAGCAAGGTCGGCTCGCCACCATTCTCGTAGGTTTCCTGGATGGCATCCGCCAGCAGCGTCTCGCTGAAGGCGCGCAGCGTGCCGTTGGTGATCGCGGCGGTCTCGCTCACCGGATTGGCGCCGCCGGTGCCATAGCCGGCATTGGTGGTCAGCCAGTGCTCGAAGGCACGGGTCGCGCGCGCGGTCGGCGTCGCGTCGTCGCCATTGTTGCGCGCCTGTTCGCCGACCAGGATGCTCTCCATATCGCGCAGCAGCGCCTTGCCGGACAGCGCGATCTGGTGCGCCATCTCGCCCCGCTTGCCGGCGGCATCCGCCCGTTCCTGGGAACCCGAGACGGTCGCATCCCGCGTCGAGATCTGGCACACATTGGCGCGCCGCACGGTCGGCTGCGCGGCGCTGCGCGTCAGCTCGAACCCTTCCTCCTTCCGGTTCGCCTTGTTGACGGCGGGCAGGTTTTCCGTCTGCCAGTCGAACTGGACGTTGGTCGCACCGCGGGTGCCGATCGCCGTCATGAAGGGGCGATCGGTCGGATCGATATTGTAGATGGCATTCGCGAGATCCTCGCGGTTGCCCTTGGCGCCGTAGGTGGTGAAGGCGTTGGTGACCTTGGCCATGGCCTGTCTCTCCGTCAGAGGAGTTGTTCGATGACGGCCCGCGCGTCGCGCAGGCTGTTGGATTGCGCCAGGCGCTGCTTCGCGCGCGTCAGCTCGGCGACCTGGCGGGACGCGGGCGGGCGCTGCGCGCCGGGTTGCGGCGCCGGCGCCCGCGGCCGCGGCGGTGCCGGCGACAGCCGCTTCTGCATCGCCGCGTCGTATTGCATCGCCTTGTAGAGGACGAGCACGGCGCGATGATCGGTGACGGAGGACAGCTCCGCCTCCGACCAGCCGAGCTTGCGGCCATAATCCCGCACCCGGGCCCGATCGGCATCGCGGCGTTCGCGGTCGCGCCAGGCCGGCATGGCCTGGACCAGCAGCGCGCCTTCATCCCGCAGCCTGGTGCGCAGCGCATCATCGGTGGCGATCGCCTCTGCTTCGCGCACCCGCTCATATTCCTGCCGCGCCGCGTCCACGCGGGCCTGGCGATCGCGCCATTCGTCACGCTGCAGCATGTAGCCGACCGGATCGTCTTCCTTCAGGCGCGCCCAATCCGGCTCCGGGCCCTGCATCTGCTGGATCTGCCAGGCGAGGGCGGGCAGGAGCTGCGCGTATTGCAGGCGTTCCTGCCGCACGGCGCCCGCTTCCTCGCCGAAGGATTGCCGCTCGGCGGCGAGCGCCTGGGTCTTGCGCGCGTAGTCGGCCTGGCGGAGATAGCCGCGGGTCACTTCCGCCAGCGGCAGCCGCTGTTCCTTGCCGTCGATCTCGATGGTGACCAGCGTCTGCGCGGTGTCGGGTTCCGCGGCATCATCCGCGTCCTCGGCCGCATCCGCCTCGGCATCGATCTCGAGCTCCGGATCCAACTCCTCAGCCGCGATCGGCGTCTCGCCTTCGGGATCGGATGGCGGCGCATCGGCCGCGGGCGCCGTGGCCCGCGGCTGCCGTGCCGCCGAAACGCCTGGCTCTCCGCTGTCGCGGGCCAGGAGATCGGCGATGCTGGCGGCGGCACTGTCCAGGCCGGTGCCCGGCGCGGGCGTGTCGGGCATCGTGGTGATGTCGGAGGGCATGTCAGCTCCTGCGCTGGCGGTTCGCGGCGAACCGGAGGTTGCGGTGAGCGATGGCGGCGCCGGCAGCGGCCGCGGCAAGATCAGCGCGCAGCGCATCGAGCGCGCGCAGCATCAGGAAGGCGCTTTCCCGCTCCGGCTGCCCATGGGCGGGATCGGAGTGGCGGATCTGCGTGAGGTATTGCGCTTCGAGCTGCGCGAAGGCGCGCTGCAGGCCGGGCTGGTCGAGCACCGCTTTCGCCTGGCGCGCGACGGTTTCGGCATCGGCAAGGATGGTGTCGGCGTCGCGTGCCATCGGGCCCTCCATATTCGCGCCTGTCCAGTGCGCGGTGGAGGGATGCAAGGGGAAAGGTGAGGGACGGATTCAGAAGTTCTGGTATTTATTCGTGCAGGAGATTGCCATCTGCCATGTTGTCACCGTAGCGGAGAGCTTGCTGCCTGGCAGACGCAGCACGGTGGCTCTCGCGCCGGTATCAACCCGAGTTCGCTATTGTGAACGCGCCCGGCAAGTGCGTACGCTTCTACTCCCGCTGTCACATGAGGGATGACCGCTGATCCCAGATATCAGTCGCGTCATGGAGCGCGCTCGGGCGGGTTCGTTGCGTCCTTCCCCGGATCGAGCAACCCTTCCAGGGTCCCGACGCCGGCGATCCCCGCAATGGCCGGTAACCGAAGCTCATTCCTGAAAAAGCCTTGCGCAACGTGCGGGACAGACCGGTTGAGAGCCGCTGCGGCATGCTCAAGGCGCCAGTTCAACAGGTCGATTTGCGTCAGGCGCGGGCTCATGAGCCCGGTCTGATCGCCAAAATGGAACCATAGCAGCGCATGCGTCTGTGCCGGGGAGAGCTGGAGCTGATGCGCGACTCTTGTAACGATATCGTGATAAAATGTGTATTCCGTGGGAACGCGCAGGCCGGCGATGCGTTGGCCGCCCGGAGCCCTTGCCAACAAGTCGTGCAGTTGCGGATTGGTCAACCCCATCCCGTGATCGGCATAGGCGCTTTGATACCGCTGGTAGGCGCTCTCCGTGGCGAAGGATGCGCGCGGCAGGCTACCCGGCGCGACGCGGTTGAATGCCGTATTGATGATGCGCATGAAATGGGTATCGATCGGTACCGCACTCCAATCACCGCTGAGAGCGGATTGGTATGTGAGCGATTTCGTGTGGCGTCCCAATGTCAGGTCGCCACCCTGCACTCTCTGAACTTGAGGGCTGTGACGGTCCGGCATGATATTGAGGCCGGCTTCCGATTCGAGCAGGGCTCTCATGGATGCTGCGTCGATGGGCTCGCCGCGCGCCGCCCGGCTGGCGAACAGCGAAGCGCCGCGTAGAGCGGCCTCGGTGTTGGTGAGCATGCTGTTCGCGGCGACGAAGCCTCCCTCCTGGAGCAGGCGCGCCGCTGCCTGTTGTGGCGTGAAGCCCTCGGCAAGTAGCGCATCATAGAGTGGCCTTAGATTGAAGTGCTCAGCCAGCCCGGCCATTCTCACTTGTGCAGGTGTGGCAACTGACACGCGTTCACCGCGCGCCAGGCGGACCACGGCAGGGTCCAGGGCCTGGGCAAGGTCCTGAACGACGGCATCCACGTGCGGCGCCAGGACAGTCAGATCACCGCGACCACCCTGCCGATTGGTATGCGGCAGCGCGTAATGCGGAGCGAAGTTCTCGATGCGCGTTGCGTTCAACCTGTCCGCCATGACCTGCGGCACTGGAACCGTGGTTCCCTGGACCGGAAGTGGCAAGGCTCCCGCCTGCTGTGGTGGCAGAGGACGACGCGACGGGGGGATCGTCATCAGGACCCGCAGGTAGTCTCCGATTTGCGCTTCATCGCGCTCGGCCTGCCGCAACGCCGCGCCGGTCAGTGCCGGAATCTGTAGCTTCGGCCCCTTGGCGGTGATTGCCTGCAGTGCCTGCTGCGCGGGCATCGGCGTCCACCCAACGGCGGGCGTTCCGGTGGTGATGGTGGGTGCGCCAGTTGATGGCGGCGGGGATCCAGCGTTTGGTGGTGTCGGAGCAGTGGTGACGCTGGGCGGTGCCGAAGCAGGCGGTGCCGGTGTGACACCGGATGAGGGTGCCGCCGGCGTAGCCGGTACCTGCGGCATGGGCGACGTGCCACCTGCCGGGCCACCAGGAGATGGTACCGCCGCGGCGATCTGCGGCGACCCGGGCGAAATCGGCGGTGTGTCGGTGACTGCCGTCGTCGCCGGCGCCGCGACGGTCGCGGCGCTTGGGGTGATCGGAGCCGGCCCTGCCGTCGATGGATCAACCGCCGCTGTCGCGCTCGGGGATTCAGGGGCATGCGCCGAGGGAGAATGCCAAGCGACATTATCATTCGACGCCTGGGCCTGCGCCGCTCCAGTCTCGGGCCGGGTTGTGGATCGGTCCGGCAGGCCATCCGCTGCGGTACTCTGAGCACCTGTCTGCACACGCGGAGGCATGGCTGCCGCACGCTCGTAAAGCCAACGCAGTATGCCAGGAATGCCGCTGCCGAGAGCGCCGCCTGCCAGCGAGGCGCTCAAGTCGGCAAGATTGCTGTCGGGTGCGACTTCACGGGCGACACCGCCGGCCAACCCCGACCCTGCTGCCCCTGTGACTTGCGCCACCGGGGCTTCCGTGAGTGCGCGGCCAATGATGGGTGCGACGTCGCCGGCAAGGCCGGTGATGGCTCTTCCGGTCCCGAAGGGGATGGCGGCGCCCGCGACGTCTTCGACGATGCGCCCGACTATGCGCTCCTGCGCGGTTTCGGCGCGCGGCAAGCCCAACCGGTCCAGGAGCGCAGACACCGCCTGTCGCTGTGATGGAAAGAGCGGCTGCCGCTCATTCACCTGGCCGGCGCGCGCTGGCTCACGCCGCATTTCGTCGTGGATCAGGTTCACTGGATAGGCCAGGACGTCGGCCGCAAGTGCCGGCATGCTCAGAAGGCCTTCGGCCACATTGCGCACTCCCAGGCCGAAGGAATGCAGCGCCTGCTCACCGACGGTCCGCGGTGGCGGTGATTGGCGCAGCGGTGCTGGCATCGTAAGAAACTGTCCAGGCTGTGGCGGCAGTGATTCCCGCAAGCCTTCGGCAAGATCTGGCTCGCCCAGCAATCTGTCCAGCGGTGTGCTGCCGAGCAGACCTTCTCGCGCTCTGCGACGCGCTTCTTCTGCTGCGTTTGGATCGGAGAGCAGTCCGCTCATCGCATTGTTCCGGCAGGATGTTGAAAGGAGGATGCGTGGTGAAGCCAGGCACGTGCCGATGGGCGCCACCCTGATCCGTCTGGCCGAGACGACAGCGCGGTGTCAGGGATGGCGTTCAGGTCCCTGGCTGTCCCCGCCTGTCCAGAGCAGGGAGGCAGAACGCAAGAAGGAAACGCGAAGTGCTCGACGGGACGGTGTCGGCACAATGCATTCGATGGTGGATCAGCACCGAGCCTTGGCAGTCAGGAGAGTTTCAAGAGCCTGTGCCGGGAAGGCCGCAGGCCTTTCGAATTGCTGGCTCGAGGCCGAGTGCTCGCCGGCGACTGATGTCTCTGTCTGCGTAAAGGTTCGCCATCAGCGCGACGCGCACCGGGCCAACCTGAGGGCGGCGCATCAAGCCAGACCGCCGATGCCGCAGCATCTTAACCTATGATAATCATGGCTTTCTGGCGCGCTCCTCGCATCACCGATGCCGTGAGCGGGGCAACCGCTGCCATGCATGGCGAGTTTGCTGTCCGGATGCCGCGCCACACCGGCGGCGGCCAGAAGGAGGCGAGCATGAACAAGGACCAGGTCGAAGGCATGGCGAAGCAGGCCAAGGGCGCGGTGAAGGATGCCGCCGGCGCGGTGGTCGGCAGCGACAAGATGCAGGCCGAAGGCAAGATGGATAAGGCCGAAGGCAAGATCCAGAAGGGCGTCGGCGACGCGAAGAAGACCGTCGCGGACGCTGTCGAAAAGTAAGCGCCGGCGGGGCGCGCCACTCGGCGCTCCCCGCCGCCCCACCGCATCTGAAACCACCAGTAGCGGAGCCAGGCGATGAGCATCTTCGGATCGATCATGTCGAAGATCTTCGGCCGTGAGGCACAGGGCGCGGCGCCACACCCCGGTGCTCCCGATCCCAACGCCTCCAGCGCCCAGAGCCCGGCCGTGGTGCCGCCGCCGGGGACGCCGCCGGCGCCGACCCCTGTCGCACCATCCGTCGCCGCCCAGGCTGCGGGCGATCCGGTGGATGTGGAAAAGGTGCTGGCAGCACTCGCCGAACGCAATGGGCAGAGGCTGAACTGGCGCCAGTCGATCGTCGATCTGATGACACTGCTCGGCCTCGACAGCAGCCTGTCGGCGCGCAAGGAACTGGCGGCGGAACTGCATTATCCTGGCGACACCAACGACAGCGCGGCCATGAATCTCTGGCTGCACAGGCAGGTCATGCGTAAGCTGGACGAGAATGGCGGCAAGGTGCCGGCCGATCTGGCCGGATAGCCTGCAGTCAGCACCTCCGGCGCGCGTCCCACGCGCATGACGGGAAACGTTCAGCGACCCGGCAAGCGTAGCGCCTGCGTGTGAGGAGATGCCGCAAGGCAAGCGCGGTTAGGGCATTTGCTCGTCAGGATAAAGCCGAATTCCTCCCGGAGATCACCAGCAAGGCCAATCGCTGCCCGTCCCGCCGCAGGAGTGCAGTCGAGGCAAGCCGCCCTCCGGCAAATCCCGCGCGGTTCACCCTGGCGCCGCTAGGCGCCACTCCTCGGTGTCCCGACCCCGGGCGAATGGCAGAACGGAAAGGTTGGATGACGTTCGGGCCGGGCGCTGCGGCGCGCCGTAGCCGCGACCACCAATTGGGGTCGGGAGAGCTTCGCAGGTCCTGCGGCGGCGCTGCCCTGGGTGCGCGTGCGATCAGTCTGCGTGCCGCATCGCCGCTCGCGAGATACGCCTATATCCCATTGGCATAGAGTTCATCTCGATAGCGCTGCGAGCCCTGTTCATATGGCCCCCCACTGAATATGCGCGCTAACTCCGCTTCCGAGCGAGACGTTAGCCGCGACGCGCCATCGCGAATGAAGTGGATGAGATGCCCCGCTTCATGAGCCTCCACACCGCCCCCAAATGGTTCGTCAGCATGTATGCGCACCCTGGCCGCGGCACGCGCCCGCTCTCCCTTTCCCAGTAGGAGGTTCGATACTATTGCCTCTCCGCGAGTGTTACGGGGAAGATCAGAAGTCGGAACGCCACGTTGAACGCCGGCGCCGGCCAAGTCGTCTAGGAGGCTACCGACATCCCCCGGCGAACGGGCCAGAAACGCCCCGTTCGCATCGCGCCCGAAGATGCGAGGCGCCGTGAGATGTCGCCCTTCGGGGTCCACCGTGGCACGCGGAGGTGCTGCGGACGCGCTTGGCGGCGCATCCGCTCCCACAGCGTTGGGCGCGGCAGGCCGCGCAGCGGAAGGTACGGGATCATCACCCACATTATAGCGGATTATCTGCCCAGAACCAACGCTGGAGCGGCCTGGAAGGGGGGACGGAGCCCTGCGGACACCCCTGATTCCACCCGAGAAATTCAGCGCAAGCGTGGCCTCTGCCATCGCCCGATCGTTCTGCTCCGGCGTCGATACAGGGTGATCTCGCCCTCCGAAAATAGACGGGACGCCGTCTGTGACGCTCGGATCCCGATTGGTGAGCACCTGGCCGCCCGGCACAGGCCGCTCCGGCAGGCTCTGACGTAGTGCCTCGACGGGGTCAGCGGGCATCAACTCGGGGCTGATTGGAATGCGGTAGCCCGCGTCGGCTGGACCACCCGATTCTGGCGCCGGGCGGATACTCGCCGCCCATAAGCGACGCGATTCCTGCCGGTCGCCCGCCAGCACCGCGGCGATGTATTGGCGCCTCCTGGCCGCCATGTCCGCGGCCGTGTTTTGCGGCGGCTCTGTGGGGCCCAGGAGGCCGCTTGGCGCCGCCGGCGCCGTGGCCTCATCGTCTTCGGGGTCGAGCAGGCCGCGTAGCCAATCCGCCATCAGCGCATCCTCCCGAGCAGCGTGCTGAAGCTCGGCGCGCCAGCGAGGCCGCCGGCCCCGAACCGCGGCATCACGCCGATCTGCTGAAGCCTCTGCAGTGTGCCCGGCCGCATGCCGTATTGCGGCGGCGCGTAGCTCGGCAGGCCGACATTCGGCACCGGCGGCAAGGCGCCACCCCCGGCCCGCGGAGCGCCTGGCGTCTGCGATGCCGGAAGCGGCTGCATGGCGCCGATCACCGGCGGCGCCGCAGTGAACGAGCCGTAGTTGTAGGAGGGCGCGGGTCCTGCCGGCATCCCGGGCACACCGCCCGCGATGAAGCTCCGCTGCGTCTGGTCGATGGGCACCGACAGGCGGGCGAGCAGCGCCGCCCTTGCCTCGGCGGCGGCGCGGGCGACGGCATCCTCCACGACCGGCCCGATATGGTTCCGGTCGCCGACACCGCCATCGCCGCCACCATCCCCGCCGGCACCGTCGCCGGCGCCCCCGGCGCCGCTTCCGCCGTCGCCGCCGTCGCCACCATCACCGCCGCCGTCGCCCCCGCCATCGCCGGAACCGCCGCCGTCATAGGCCGGCACGCCGGCCGGGCCGAGCAGCTGGCCGCCATCCGCGGTCACGCCGCCGCCGCGCCGGCGCAGCAGCGCGTGCTCCTCGGCGTCGATGTAGGCGAGCCGGTGCGGGTTGCCCTTCACCAGCGTCCGGCGTGGCGCCACGGCATGTCCGGCGGGCGGGTCGAGAAGGCCCTTCATGGCATCGGTCCCTGCTGTTCGGGGGGCTGGTCCTGGCTGCGCACCGGCATGGCCGCGGCCATCGCGTGCCGGTCGCGATCCACCGTCGCCCGGATGGCCGCGATATCGACCTGGGCGCCGTATTTCGCCTGGATCTCGGCGGCCCGCAGCGCGATGTCGGCATCCAGCCGGTCGCGCTCCCGGTCATCCGCCTGCTGCGCCTTCCAGGCTTCCAGCCGCTGGCTGTCCTGCTTCACCTGGGCGTCGATCATCGTCGCCTGCATCTTCGCCTGTGCCTGGATCTGCGCCGCCTGGGCCTGCGCCTGCGCGAGGGCCGCGCCCGGATCCGGCGCGCCCTGGGTGGCCTTCGCCGCGGCGGCCTGCTGCTTGAAGCGCGCCTCATCCGCCGCACCCGGATCCAGGAAGAAGCGGTTAGCATCGCGATAGCCGCCGATCCGCGCCATCTCCGCCAGGGTCGCGCGAAACTGGCGGATGGTGACCAGCGGGTTGTCCGGCCCCAGCGTGGTCAGGATCTGCTGCTGGTGCTGCAGCATCGCGCCGAGGAAGCCCATGCGCTGGCTGTCCGGCCCGCGCCCCAGCGCGACATTGACCGCGACATCCATCTCGGCGTCCCAGACCCGGGGATCGATCTCCACCCAATGCCCGCGCAGCCGCACCATGCGCGACCGGTCCTGGTGGCGCACCAGCGCGCGCAGCACGCCGCGGAACACCTGGCGCACCAGTGTCTCCGCCAGGGTGCGGGCGATCATCTCGACGCGTTCCTGCGACGCTTCGATGGTATTCTGCACCGCCACCTTGGCGGTGGACTGCAGGATCTCGGGGTCCAGCCCGCGGCTGGTGCGGGTGATGCCGGTGCGGGCCGCCTTCACGTCATCCACATAGGCCAGCACGCCCATCGCCTCGGCGCCCAGGAAGGGCACCGCGAAGGGCTGCACCATGCCCGGCGCCTTCATGCGGATGATCGCGCCGCGTTCGTTGTTCGCGACATCCTCGAGGTTCACCGCATTCTCGACCACGCCCATCTTGGGGTCGAGCGCTTCCGCCAGGCTGTCCATCACCGCGCGCAGGATGCCGGTCTTCAGGTCCTGCAGGTCCAGCGTCTGGTCGGCGATCGAGGATCCGATCGCGCGGTGCGGCTGCCGCACCGGCGACCCCAGCGCGAAGGGCGCTTCCGGCACCACCTCGTCGCTCAGCACCAGGTCGCAGTCATCGCCCGCGGTGCAGATGCGATGCAACTCCGCGATGCCGTCGCCATCGGTGTCGCAGCGCAGGAAATGCTCGATGTAGAGCACCCGCCAGGCGCTGCGATCGGCCGAAGTCTGGGCGAAGGGCAGGCCGCGCGCCGGATCGCGCCGGGAGGCTTCGTCGTTCAGGGCGAAATCGGCATCGGCGGTCGCGTGTTCGGCCAGGGTCTGCGCATCCGCCACGCCGCGCGCGACGAGGGTCGAGACCGTCTCCAGGCTGCGATGCGCGACATAGGTCGCGGTCTCGATGTCGCGCGCATCGCGGGCCAGGACGAATTCCTCCGGCGGCACCGCCATGATGCGGATGGCGCCGCGGCGCGTGCGCCGCCTGACCCTGAGTTCGATGGTGACGGCCGGCGGGAAGGGCTGCGGCGCCATGAAGCCGGCGGCGGCGGGCATCGGCGGCATCGCGTCCGGCAGGGCGTCGGGCAGCACCGTCTCGATGCGCTCCAGCAGCTCGATCTCCGGATCGGCGAGCAGCCGCGCCTCGGTCAGCGGGTCGAGGCCGGTATAGTCCAGCTCCTCCACCCTGACCGTCTCGTCCCACCACCATTTCACGATGCCGGTCTTCTTCAGCAGCGCGTCATGCACGGCGTCGTGCAGGGTGGCGAACCAGGAATTGCCGTCGGCATTGATCGCGTAGCCGACGAAATCGGTCATCTGCTCCGCGATCGCCTCATCCTCCGGTCCCCGCGGGACGAATTCGACGACACGCTCGCCGGAGGTGAAGACGCGGATCAGCCCGGGCAGCATCTGGTGGACGATGTCGGCGACCTCGCGCGCCACCACCGCGCTGCGGCCGCGCAGATCCTCGCTCTGTTCCGGCCGGTCCTGCCGGTCATAGACCAGGCCGTCATAATAGTCCTGGGCGCGCTGGC